TCAAACTTTGAAAAATCCACAATGGCGTTTGCGTCTATTGTTAATGAATTCAACATGCGCGAAAATATGATGGCATATCAAGGTATGTCAACAGGATCATCGTTTAGTCAAAAATTATTAAAATCAACGCCGGTTCCATATATTGTTAAAATGGCTGCGGACTATGGTACAGAAGCTATGTCAGGTGGAACTGTTGATGTAAAACGCGGTTATATTAATATGCAAGCAGGCCAACAAGAATACGATCTTCAATCATTATGGGCTGCTGTGAGCGAATCAGGCAATCGTTTAGAAATTAAACGAGTGTTTCATGAACGTGTTCCTGCTATGCAACGTATGTTTGCTCCGTTTGGTGGTTCATCTGTTGAAATGGGTAATATGCTTGGTACGTTTGGTTGGTCAGGCTTCAGTGTCGCGTCTCAAAATTTTATGTTAATGCCTGCGTACGAAACCATTTTGCGCGGACAAGCAATTGAATTAAACGATCAAATTCGACGATCAAGTTTTAGCTTTGAAATTCGCAATAACAAAATTCGATTATACCCAAAGCCAGATGATACCACAAACAATCAACGTATGTGGTTTGAGTATCTTGTAGAAAATGATAAATTTACATCATCATCCAGCGGATCGGTTTCTGGTAGATTACAGTCTGGCGTAGCCAGCGATTATTCCAACGTTCCTTTCGCCTACGTCCCGTTTGGCGATATAAATGATGTTGGTCGTGATTGGGTATACCGTTATACACTGGCACTATGTAAAATCACATTAGGCTATGTTCGCGGTAAGTATGATTCTATTCCTATTCCAAACGCAGAAGTCCGACTTGATGGTGATCAACTTCGCCAAGAAGGCCAACAAGAAGTTGATAAGCTTGAAGAATATCTCCGAGATACGTTAGAACAAACAGGAAAAAAAGCTCAAATGGAGAAACAAGCACAAAACGAAGAATACGCACAAGATATTCTAAAACGAGTGCCATCTGGCATTTATATACTATAATAGAGATTTCACTTGCGGTTTACAAGCCAACAAGATATAAATTTATTTTTACACTTCAATAAAGAATTAATTAATACGTTTATTGATGTTCAAGTTGTTATATATAAATTAAATATTCAAGAATCAAAAAAGAATATCTACGGCGAATCAACAACAAAACGTTGGTTTGTTGGGGTACAAATTCCTGCGTTAGTAGATCGCCAATCTGCTAGTGCAGTAAACGATGCGCAAACAATTAATGTAGAACAAAGCGTTGATATCCATTTATTACGAAGCGAATGTCAACTCAGAGATATATTACCAGAGCCCGGTGATATTATTGGTTTTGATAACAATTACTTTGAAATTAATACTACAAATGATGTCCAAATTATTGGCGGACAGCCAATCTATAACCATTCAATTACTTGTTCGTGTCACTTAACTCGTAATACAAATCTTAATTTTGAGGCACCGACGTTATGACTGAATCATTAAAATATGATGCAAGTAGTGCGCCAAGTAATACGCCACAAAATCGTGGGTATGATACTAGATTTGAATCATCAGACCCTGCACCATTAAAAGTAACGCTGCAAACAATTGATGAAATCATTGTTAATTATTTTAGTGAAGTAATCAAACCAAATATTTTAGTGTCTGAAAACACACAACGTGTACCTGTGATATACGGTAGTATGGAACGTTGGTCTACGTTTAGAAAAGATGGGTATTTACGTGCGCCTGGCAGTGAAAAAGCATTAACGCCTATGATTATGATTCGGCGTACTAGTATGGAACGTGGCAATCTCACAAATCCAAGTAACAAATATGTTAATACATCGTATGAAATTGGTTGGAACGCAAGAACTCCATACGATAAGTTTACCATATTAAACGGTATAAAACCGCCTCGACAATTTCAAACTGTGATAATTCCTGATTACGTTGATATTACGTATGACGTAGTTGTTTGGACTGAATATGAAGAACAAATGAGTGACTTAATAAGTCAAATTCAAGTAGAATCTGATGAGTATTGGGGCGAACGAAACAATTTTAAATTCAGAGTAAAAATTGATACCATTGATAACCAAACAGAACTACAGTCAGTACAAGATCGTATAGTACGATCTGTTTTTTCAATGAAAGTTGGAGCATATCTTATTCCTGAACGTATGGTAAAAGATGCAAAAATTGTATCTACAAACCAAAAAATCTATACCGCAAAAAAAGTTATTACAATAGTTGAAGTTGATACGTCTAAAAACCAAGCATAGATGATATATATGGTATTTTGAGATGCTGAATTAATACTTATTAAATGAACGCAAATACTCAGTCGAGGTGGTTATGGAGTTTGTTAAACTTGATGACGTTGATTATAACGAATTATTAGATTTACAAAAACGTTGGTTGGATTTAATGCAAAAATACGGTGAAATTACGTATCAAATTAAAACTCTTGAATCCGAAAGCAGTTTAATGAGTAACATGATTGATGAACTTGACGACGAACGATACACAGTAGTACAACGGTTACAGGAAAAACACGGACAAGGACATGTGAATCTTGCTACAGGTGAGTTCTTTCCTGATCCATCTACTACGACGTAACCCATACAGGAGAACGACATATGGCCGAAAGATTAATCAGCATAAAGCTTGTACGGGTGAAGTTAAGTTAGATAAATAAGTATGGTAATTTACAAAATAATAAATACGGTAAATTCTAAAGTATATGTTGGACAAACTATAGTACCAGTAAAAAATAGATTTATGGATCATATAAGAATGTTACGAGATAATGTACATTTTAATTATAAACTTCAGAGTGATTTTAATATATTAGGAAAAAATGCGTTTGGAGTAGAAATATTGGAAGAAATAGGTGACAAACATATGTTAGATACTGCAGAAATATATTACATCAGTAAATTACAAAGTATCGAGTATGGATACAACTTAAGTGAGGGTGGGCAAAAAGGATCAGTATATTCTAAAACATGGAATGGATTTATTGACCCTCTAGGATATACGTTAGAACCAATTAAAAATCTTTCGCAATTTTGCCGAGATAATAATTTAAGCGCCAAATCTATGCGCCAAGTATTTCACGGTGATAAATATTCTCATAAAGGGTATCATCACATTGATCGGCCGATGAAACAGGGATTTGTATGGCCTATAGGTCACAAACAAACTATAGAGCATCGTCAGAAAATTACAGAGGGTGTAAACGAGTATTGGAAGTTATGTGGTGGTATACATAGTAGAGGAAAAAAGATAAGTATTAAACTTAAGGAATATTATTGTACTAATACACATCATCGATCTAAGACATATCAAGGTGTTGTTTCTCCTAATGGTATAGTATATGAATCGGTTAAGAACCTTGAAAAATTTTGCCGAGATAATACGCTCGACCGAAATGGGTTTAGGCGTTGGATCTGTAGTAATAAAATTGAGTATAAAGGTTGGACTAAATTGATTAACCCACATAGGAGAAACGCTTATGTCTGAGCGCATGATAAGCCCCGGAGTATTTACCACTGAACGCGATTCTACATTTCTTCCACAAGGCATTGCTGAAATCGGCACTGCTTTTATTGGACCAACTTTAAAAGGCCCTGCATTTCGTCCTGTTATCGTAAATTCACAAGAAGAATTTCAAGCCGTGTTTGGTGATACAACGCCTGACTTTTATACTTCATACGCAGTACAAAATTATTTAAGAGAAGCCGGCCGGGCTACTATTTGTCGAGTATTAGGTTTAGACGGCTATAGTAACACAACAACAAGATCATTAATATTAAACGTTACATCAGGCTCAGTTACAGTGCCGGTTGGCGTTATTTTTCCATCACGTAAAGGCGTTACATTAACATCTGGTTCTGTTGGCGTAAACACACCGACTAATTTTACATTGATTATATCAGGTGCTAACGGATTAGCTACTTATAACTCTATGAGTATTAATCCTACGTCACCAAATTATTATGCAAAAATTCTTGGTACTACCGCAACATCAAATCAAGATGGATTTGTGTTACAACAATTTCCAAATGCAGCTAATTTTATCAACGGTGTTTTTGCTGGGTCAGGTTCAATAAGTGTAACTCCACAATCCACTGAACTAATGTTATCAGGTTCTAATTTTGGAATCTACAAAGAAGCTTCAACGCCGTGGATTCGTTCACAATTTGTTGGGCCGCTTCGATACAACTTGTTTAAAGCACATACATTATCGGACGGTAATGCATCTAATACCGATGTAAAAATTTCAATCGCATCTATTCGTCCTAATCCACTTGGTTCTGGTTACGGAACGTTTTCTGTATTAGTTCGTAAGTTTGACGATACCGACAGCAAAACTAGTGTCTTAGAACAATTTGATAATCTTTCGTTAGATCCAAATTCTGCAAATTATGTTGCTAGAAAAATTGGAACTGCTCGTACTATTATTGATGCAAATAACGATGTTTACTTAGAAGGTGATTGGCCTAACAATTCTAGATATATCTATATCGAAATGGATTCTGGTGCTGATAACGCTCCGTTGGAAGCATTACCATATGGTTTTAATGCATTAGCAACTCCGTTAAATGCCGTAATGGTTCCTGCACCAAATTATGTTACTACTAGATATGCTTTGCCTGCAGGTGCAATAACACCTATTGCGAATAACAGAACATACTACGGATTTGATTTTAGTAGTGATACAAGTCTTTCATATCTTGCTCCAATTCCATCTGGATCAATTAATACCGCAGGATCAACGTTACGGGTTGGAGTTTTTGCAACAGGATCAGTTGAAAACATTGCGGGTGGCGTTGATACCGGATTTGACTTGTTAACCACATTACAAGGTAATGACGCTGTTGACATTGTTCCATTAAACGCTGTTAATGTTCGTAAATTCACTGTACCATTCCAAGGCGGATTTGACGGACAAGCATTTAACGTTCTTCGTGGAATTGGTAGTGATATCACAGCCACAAACACACAAGGATATGATTTAAGTGAATCAACAAGATCTGGTGCCCGTGCATATAAAATTGCAATTGACGCATTAGCTAACCCTGATGCATTTGATATTAATATGTTAGTAACGCCTGGTGTTGTTTATAGTCTACACCCGTATATTGTATTACAAGGTGTTGCAATGTGTGAAATCCGGGGTGATTGTTTTTACATTCTTGACGGATCTCCATTAGGAGTAACACCACTTGAAGCCGTGGGTCACGTTCAAGACTTAGATACAAATTATGCCGGCACGTACTATCCATGGGTTAAAATTCGTGACGCAGGTTCTAACAGAACTGTGTGGGCACCGCCATCAGTAGTAATGCCAAACGTATATGCATTTAATGATAGAACTGCGGCTGAATGGTATGCTCCCGCAGGATTAAGTCGCGGCGGTATTGATGTAGCATTACAAGTTCGTACGCGAGCAGATCAGTCAAACAGAGATGTGTTGTACGAAGGCAGAGTTAATCCAATTGCATCGTTTCCTGGTCAAGGAATTGTGGCATGGGGTCAAAAAACTCTACAACAAGATGCATCTTCACTTGATCGTATTAACGTTCGTAGATTATTAATTGCCGTAAAGAAGTTTATTGCTTCAACGTCACGTTACTTAGTATTCGAACAAAACGTAGATTCTACTCGTCAACGATTCTTATCTATTGTAAATCCATACTTACAATCAGTGCAAGAACGATCAGGATTATATTCGTTCAGAGTTGTAATGGACGAGACGAATAATACTCCCGATGTTATTGATCGTAATGTTTTAGTTGGACAGTTATATCTAAAACCAACCAGAACTGCTGAATTTATTCAATTAGAATTTAACATTCTTCCAACCGGCGCAGTATTTACTAATTAAGTAAACTAAAAAAGTCAATAAGAAATTATTGACTTTTTTAGTGGTTATATCTATAATTATAGATAACCATAACAACTCTAAACATATATATGCCATATCAATACTGCAAGGGTTGTAAAAAAAGAATTAAATTAACCAGTTTATATTGTAATGATACATGCCAACTTCTATATGAGTCTGCCGTAGACGTTATTTGTAAACAATGTCATACTATTATAGGAAAATCATGCACCACCAACCGTGAGTATTGTAATACTATATGTTGGAATTTATACCAGCGTAATATTAATATAGTTGAACATACATGTCTTGTATGCGATCAAACATTTACCACACTAAAAAGTAAGAAAAGTACGCAAAGTTGTTCTAAAAAATGTCACGATATATATGTTGCTTCGCCTGAACGAAATAACAAACGTATGGATACATTAAAACGAAATAACTTAAAACTTTACGGTGTGGAGTACAGTACGCAACTTGAATCAATGCAACAAAAATCAAGACAAACTAAGTTAAAGAAATACGGCACTTTAAATTTTACCGATAAATCGCGCAAAACTACATTAGAAAAATACGGTACTTTAAATTTTAGTGATATATCAAAACAAACTAAATTAGAGAAATACGGTACTTTAAATTTTAACGATAAGTCGAACCAAACTAAACTAGAGAAATACGGAACCTTAAACTTTAGCGATAAATCAAACCAAACTAAGTTAGAGAAATACGGCAATATTTCTATTCATAATTTACGGGCATCCTACTCAAGATTGCAAGAAAAATATAAAGATGAAGTTACTTTTAATTTTGATGTTTCTACATATACCGGTGCAAAAAATTATAAATTATATTCATTTATTTGTAAACATTGCAACTCTACGTTTGATGATAATTTAACTAATGGCACGGTGCCGATCTGTAGAACGTGCACTCCTATCAAATCTATAAATAAGTCTAGTGAAGAATTTGAAATTATTGAGTTTATACGGTCTGTATATACAGGCGAAATTATTCATGGCGACACAACTATACTAGAACAACAAGAACTTGATATTTACATACCAGAATTTAATTTAGCCATAGAGGTAGATGGTGTATATTGGCACTCCGAACGTAAAGGTAAAGATAAACAATATCATATAAATAAAACCAATAAATGTCTTGATAAAGGTGTTAAATTACTACATATATTAGACTACGAGTGGAATAACAAACAAAATATAGTACAAAGTATAATTTTACACGAACTTAATAAAACTAAATGTAGACTATTCGCCAGACAATGTAAAATACAGTTAATAACACCTACAGTTTGTAATAGTTTTCTGGACACTCATCACTTACAAGGCGCTGATAAGTCTAGCGTACGACTCGGATTGTTTTATAATAATACACTTGTATCTGTTATGACGTTTTGTAAGCCTAGATTCTCTAAACAATATCAATGGGAATTATCCAGATATACTTCTAATATAAACCATATTATTGTAGGTGGCGCCGCCAAATTATACAAATATTTTATCAAGCAATATAACCCTATTAACGTTATTTCATATAGCGATAAGCGTTGGTTTACTGGTTCTGTATATTCTACGATTGGATTTATTCGTGTGTGTGATACGCCGCCGGCATATTCCTATATCAAAAGTGGAAAGTTATATAATAGAGTGACATTTCAAAAACATAAACTTTCCAAAATTTTAGAGACATACGACGGCAAACTCACCGAAGGACAAAACATGCAAAACAATGGATACGACCGTATTTGGGATTGCGGTCACCATAAGTTTGTATGGAATTCTAACAATGTTTAATACATAAATCAAAATCTCTCACTATTTATATTGAAAAGCCTACGCATTTATATTAGTTAAATACTTATATAATATTGGTCGTAGTCAGCAGGCTAACGTTTGCTTAATTAATTTTTGGAGATAGCTAATGCCTAACTTAGTATCAGAGAACGAAATGTTTTTCAATAGTTTTGAACCTATAATGAAAAATAGGTTTATTATGTATATTGATGGAATTCCTACATATCTTGTTCGTAAAATTGAACGCCCTAAGTTTTCACAAGAAGCTAAAGTGCTACCTCATATTAACTTAGAACGTTATGTAA